GGGCGTCTGGTTGCTTTTCAGGTAGTTGAGGCTGGTGCCCTTGAACCGTGCCCGTTTCCCGTTGCCGTCCCCGTCGTCAATCACGCTAAGCGGAGAACCCGCACGGGCAACCGTCCACGTGTTCCCGTATGTGTCGGTGGCTTGTGCGCCGTGACCCCGGTTGCCGGGGATGAACAAGGACGGCAGGAACTCGGCCTGCTGTACGGAGGAGTCGTCGTACCACTTCACAAAGTAGAACCGGCCGTTGAAGCCCCGTGTCGTGGACTGTGCCCCGGCAGAAAGCGTCCCGGATGCTGGCAAGGGGATGTTCGCCCCGGCCGTAACCTGCGTCCCGACAGCGCTCCATGACCCCCCTGCGTCCGTGGAAATCTCGAAGTCAACGGCCGTACCGGCCACCCTCACCGCAAACGCAACCTCGGTAGCGTCAGTGGCGCTAGGGGCTGCCGTGGAAGTTGCGGTCGTTGTCCCATCCGTGACCTCAAGCTCTCCTGTGGTGGCGTTGAGCCTGAACTCGTGGTTCCCTACCTTGGCAAGAACCTGGTCCGCAGCGGCCGTGTAGTCCGCTGCGTTTACGTGGGCCTCGATCTCGTACGTCGTCAGGCTTTGTAGCCCTGCGGGAAGCGTCGTGGTTGCGGTGTGAGCAAGCGCCGTCTGGTCTGCGTAGAGATACGCCCCGTTCTCGTCTCGGCCGAACACCAGCGGATGAGACGAACCGGGCAGGCCACCCATCACAGACGTGGACACGAGGTTCGGGAAGTAGTGCTGCTCGGGGTCGTAGTCCCGGGCGCGCAGAAACAGCTCGACGTCGGTGTCGCCGACCAGTCCGGCGCTGATGCGCTGCCGGCCGGGAGACAGCACCCCACGGGCCCGTTTGGGTCCCCAAACCCTTGCCGGTCGGGACACGTCGAGGACGTGTCCCTGTGTGCGCATCAGAATCGGTCCCCGATGACGCAGTACTTCGGTGTGCCCGACGAGATCAGCTTCACCTCGACTGTTTCCACCGGGTAGGGAAGCTCGATCACGTCAACGCTGACAGCGGCGGGCAGGAGATACAGGTCTGTTCCCCCGACGGTGGGGGCCGCTGCGGATGCGTCGGCCATCGACCACCAGATTTCGGCGGTGCCGTCACGGTTGAAGACCCGCACCGCGGTGATCCCGGCGCCGGTGCTGCCGATCGCGAGGTTGACGGTGGTGACGGTCGACGCGACGAGCGTCCCGTTCGCCTGGTCTGGATCGTATCCGCTCATCAGGATCTCCCAGGTATGTACATGGAGTGGAAGTCGTGGATGCCGGCGTCCTTGTACGCCGCCCACCCGAGCTTGTCAGCCCACGCACCGCGGGCCTCAGCAGCGGAGTCGACAGCGGCCTTTTCCCGCGCGGTGCGCGCATCGATGACCTTCTGAATGGTCTTGCGGGCGTTCCGCCAGTGACCTTCGACCATGTGTCGCAGGATGCGCCCATCGAGATGGGGCCACGCACCACAGCAGTACGTTTCGCCGTGCAGGTCACGGCCCCACACCTGCCATGTCGAGTTGACCGGGTCGAACTCGAGAGACAGGGTGGGGTCCCCTTCCCAGCCGACCGTCGCGTCTCCTTCCCGTAGCCGCCGCCCAAGCTCGAGGGCGGCTACGGGAACAAGACTGGGGTGCCCGTTGATGGACACCTGCGCGACCATCGACATGGTCAGTACCCGACGACCACGATGTCGCACTTCACGGTGGCCACGTTCGCCGCGTTCGCGACCTCGTCGAGGGGGTCGCCGTCCGCTCCGCAGTCCCAGAGCTGCAACGTGCCCTTCGCCCGGTTCCAGCCGACGTTGTAGCCGGTGAGGCCTTCGTCGGCGACGTTGCCGCCGGTGACCTGCACCGAGTCGATGACCACGAGCCCGAAGTCCGACGCCGCGATCGGTTCGCCTTCGGTGACGTAGCTGTCGTCGAACTGGACGGTGTAGGCGAGTTGCTTCCGGTTCCCGGAGATCCCGCGGTGCCGTTCGGTCAGGGTGAGGGCCATCAGTTCGCCTCCGTGACGCCCGTCATCACGAAGTGGCAGTTGCGCTGCATGACTGCCAGCTCGTGGTAGCGGTACATGGTCGCCTCGTAGGCGTCCTTGTCGGCAACTGCCCGGACCACCGACCCGTCGCGCTGCATCCACTCGAACTCCTTGAGGGAGTAGTGGATGAACGCCGGCATGTGAAGCCCGTAGAGCCGCTGGGTGGGAACGTCCCGGTCGAACGTCAGCGCGATGGGCCCGGAGCGGCGCATCCCCTCCAGGGGAACGGACCACTGCACACCGGTCCAGCCTGCCTTGAGGTCGACGGTGTTGACGTGACGGCGGGTCGCTTCGAGCATCGCCGACGCGGCCCGGCCGACACCGTCAGTGCCGACAAGCAACGTGATCGGCATACCCGACTTCATCTCCTGCTGCTGGATCAGCTTGTTCACCTTTGTCTCGGTGAGCTGACCAACCGAAGTGGAGGTGCCGGACTGCCACGTCGGGTACGTCGACGCGGTGATGCCGTACACGTTGCCGGTGCCGACCATAGTCTGCATACCGGTGAGCTCGCGCTGCCCATCGTTCGGGTTGCCCGAGTTTGTGGACGCACCACCGGAACCGTGCCGGACCAGCTTCGAGCCTGCGGTCGTGGTGATCGCCGTGGTGACGGTGATCGTCCCGTTGGTGGTGTCGACGGACTCGACGTACAGACCGGCAGACGAGTACTCGTCGTTGAACGGCGTCGCGGTGCCAATGTCGACCTCGAGGTACGAGCCGTCGTCGCCGAGCTGCCGGTAAATCTGGTCGACCTGGTCGGCGGTGTCGATGCCGATGGTGGTGGTGTTGTTCGCGACGGTGAGACCGCAGATCACACCGTCGGACGTGCCCCACGCCTGACGGTTCAGGTCGCGGATCATGTCCATCTGGATGCGCTTCATTTCCTCGTCGATGCCGTCCACGAACGACGCCCGCCCGCCTTCGGTCGCAGCGATCGAAGGGCCGGTGATCTGGATACGGCCGTAGCTGTACCGCAGAGGCACCGTCGGGTTGATGTACGTCTGGTTGCCAGCGTTGGGCAGCGACTCGTTGTCAGCACGGTTGCCGACACCGGACGACCGCTTCACATGCACGGCATGGAACGCTCGACGCCCCGACACGCGGGACGTGTTCTTCTCCATTTGCGAGATGATGAAGGACCCGTTGTTGATCGACTCGACCAGGTCTTGCTGGTAGTCGTCCTGGAGGATCTGGTTGAGGGTGGTGAGTGTTGCGGACACAGGGTTCTCCTGAGAGGTTTCCCCTGGGGTTCAGCTACGCCAGCTCGAGCCCTTGGGCTTCCAGTCGACGCATCGCCTTCTCCCTGGGGGAGAGCTTGTCGCCATCCGGGTTGGGCATCTGTGCCCCGGACCCGGATGAGGGGGGTGGGGGTGGCATCCCGGTCGACCTGGCGTCTCGCCCGGTTCCGTCTCCAGCGTCACGCTGGGTGCCTGTGCTGAATCCAGCCAACTCGGACTGGAAGTTCTCGTGTGCCGCTTTCACCCTCTCGGTGATCGGCATGTCCGCGTCGCCCTCTCGGCTCAGCGCTGCCCACAGTAGCGCACGCGTTACCGGGTTCTCAGCATCACGCTTGTAGCCGAGGTCCTTCGCGACGTCGAGCGCTTCGTCGACCATGCGTTCCTGCGCGGTGCGTTGATCTCGTTCGCTGAACCGGGAATCGACGATCTCCTGTGCGGCGTCGCGGATGATCTGCTGCAACTCGTCGCGGGTCATCGAGACCATGTCGCTGCCGCTGTCGCTGTCTGCCATGTCTGAGTCCTTGTCTGTTGGTTCGTCGTCGAAAGTTGAGCTGATGATGTCCCGCCACGAAGCGCCGGCCATGGCGCGGGCCTGTTCGACGAGAATGTTGAACGTCGTTTCGGAGTCGCCGTTGACGACGGACTCGGCGATCTCACGCATGATCTCGACCTGGGTCGGTTCGAGCTTCGTGAGCGGACCGAGTTCGGCGAGACGTTGACGGCGTTCCCGCGCTTCGGCCCGTGTCTCGCTCAGAGCGGCGAGCGCTTCGTCGAGAGTGGTGATGGTGCGTTCGGGGGTGTCGTCGGGTGGGTCCCCTTCGACGGGTGTCGTCGGCTGGTCGTCATCGCCTGGCACTGTTCAACTCCTTCTGGCTGTAGCCGTAACGGTTCGCGATCGAGGTGAGGGGCAGCGACAGGTTCTTCGCTGCGGTCAACATGTCGGGCCACGTGTACGTCGGCCCTTTGCCCGGACCGGCGTTCGCCCTGGTTGACACCTGCTGCTGCGCCCACTGGCGTCGACCGTCGGGGATGTCGACGCCAAGCTCGCGTGTGATGATCTTGGGGAACTGCTCCCACCAGTCCTCTACTCGGACGTGGTAGTCGACGGTGACGGAGTCCTCGACGAGCTGGATCCAGTCGCAGTAGAACTGGACGGCGGATTCGAGTGGGGTGAGTCCGTCGAGTTGAGGGGCGTGCTGCAGAGCGAACGTGCGCCGGTTGCCGTGACGCATGTCGGACGGGAACCCGATGTCGGCGAGCGACTGGATGACGTGCGCCGGGTTGCGGGTCTGATGCACAACGACACGGGGCACCACGTTTGGGTCCCCAAACGCTGGGGCCGCGAACCAGGACACGTCGATCTGGATGTCGGCGTTGGGGAACACTCCCGTCGGGGAGTACACCGCTTCGTGAGCGGCGGCGATCCCGCAGTGCTTCAACACTTCGGCCGTGTACTTCGTTCCGCACCGGCCAGTGCCGGTGACGACCAGGTCAGGGATGCCGGTGTTCACGGTGTGCTTCCGATGGAATCGTTCGTCAACATAGAAGGTCTTGGCGTGCGCAGTGCGGGCCCCGGTGTTCACGAAGATGGGAACGTCGGCCAGGTTGCAGCGGCGGCAGAACGACATGTCTTCAGACAGGAGCATCCCCATGTCGTCATCCCACCGCAACGCGAACGGGTCCTCTCCCAGTTCGGCGATCCGGTCGAACACAGTGCGGTGGATCAGCAGACACGCAGCGCCGGTGGCGTCGACCTGCACGAGAACGTCCCTGGCGTAGTCGGCGGCTCGCCGGTACCCCCACTGGCCGTCAATCTGGTTCCACCGGTACATCGTCGGCGCGGTCGCATAGTGCATGGCCCGCGTGTCGTTGGAGCACACCGTCGGTTCGAGCTTGAAGCAGAGGCCACCCACGACGGGGCACTCAACAGGGTCGGCGGAGTCGATGAGTCGCCGCAGCGACGCCGGACCGATCGACATGTCGGCGTCGAGGAACAGCAGCCATTCCCCGTCCGACGCCATGAAGCTCTCGACGATCGCGTTGCGGTGATCCTGCACGTTGACCCCGCCGAGAATCGCGTGCGGAGGATAGGCGAGGTCCAGCTTCGGATCTGCGTACATGTCGAGAACCGACAGCATGAACGAGCCCGACACGTCGCCCGGGTAGCAGAACCCGATGTGGATGCTCATAGGACTGGGGCGGCTCCGAGTTGCTGGTCAGCCATCGCGGGGGCCCGCATCGCTCCGACCGGTTCGTTCGCGCGGGGCAGACCGGCAAGTCCGGGCTGCACCGCGTTGATCTCCATCTGCGCTTGCGCTTCCGCCGCCAACATCATCTCATGCACCTGATTGTGCATCTCGAACAGGTCCTTGATTTCCTGCGGGTACGCCTCGTAGCGGGCCGTCTTCATCTCGCTGACGTGCTCCGCGAGATGCTTGGCGTGGTCGTCGAACTCGGCGGGGATCTGCGGATCGCCGACCCCCATCAGGGCGTTCTCCCGCATCGCCTTCGCATAGTCGCGGTCCATGATCTTGCCGGCCTTCTCCAGGCCGGGGACCTCCATCATGCGCAGAACCTGGCCCTTGTCCAGTTCGGCGAACAGCTCAGGGAACTCGTTCTTCAACCGGACGATGGTCTGCTGGCGGGCTGCTTTGGAGTGGGGGGCCACCGAATCGAAGTCGGCTTCGGCGTGGAACTGTCCGGCGAGCATCGACCCGGACCACTTGAACGTGAGCGGCACGTCACCGTCGAGCATCACCCGGGCGCTGCGCTTCTTCTCCCCGGACAGCTTCGCGACGGTCTCGAGGTACATCGTCGCGATCCGGGACCATCCGACCTGCTGGTCGCGGGCCATCACCGCGAGCGGTGTCTGGTCCTGTTCGGCGAGGATCGACAACGCCAGACCGGAGTTCCGGTCGCCGGGCGCCTCGCCGCGGGAGATGTCATGCACGTGCATGACGTCGTCGAGCGCCGCTGCGTACCGTTCGGGGGAGTCGGTGATGTACCGCTGAAGGTTCGGTGGGCTCATCCAGAACGGCCTCTCCCCGGTGCCGGTCGGGTAGTAGCCGACCCATTCGCCGGGGGTGTCCGTCAGGTTCTTCGGGTCGTCGATCGTGCCGACCGGGTAGAACGCCCGGGCGTTCCCGGCCTTCTTCAAGTGTTCGACAATCAGCGAATGCGCATAGTTGTACAGGGTCTGGGGGCGCTGGGCGGAGGTGACGAACGTGTCGCCGAGCCAGCGGCCACGGGTCTTCGCTCCCCGGAACGTGTACAGGTTCAGGCGGTCCGTGAACGGGAACGGCCACTTCGTTTCGGCGACCACTTCATCGCCGATGACGTGCCGCACCGACCCTTCCGGGTAAGCCTCGCAGGGCCGCATGTACTCGATCCACACGGTCACTAGATCAGGGTTCGCGTCGATGCCAGCGGTGCGCAGCAGCCGCCGTTGCAGCGCCGAGTGCGACGTCCCGATGTCGGGCAGCGGCGTGGACGACAACCCGTAGTAGTCCTTCGCCTGCTCCGGTGGGATCGTCGACACCTGCTGCCACCAGCGGGCGTCGCGCTGGCGACGCGATCCGGGCTCGATGGTGAACTCGGTGATGTTCAACGAGTCGAGCCGCACGATCTGACTGTTCGACACCTCGCCGGACAGGGTGACGTCGAGCGGGTTGGAGTCGTCGTCGACATGCAACGCGACCGCTGCGGTGCCACCCATCAGCGTCGAGAACAGGTTGTCCTCCCGGATCTCCTCCCACTCGCCGTCGCGGTGCGCAGCTTCGAGAAGCCACTGCGAGATCCGATGCCCGATCAGCGCCGCGGAGTCCGACGACGTGGGGACCACATCGAACCGGAGCTGGTTCTGCAACCATTTCCCCAGCAGCGTGTTCACGTTCGGCTTGATCCGGTTCAGGGTGACGAACGTCCGGTTCTGGAGATGCTGGTAGGTGCCCCAGTTGTCGTCGAGGGACTCGACGCGTTGCCGCACCGAGTCCCACCACACCCACTGCTCGTCATGGTAGAACGACGTGTTCAGCCAGTAGTTTCGGCGTGTTTGCAGCAGATGCTTCGACGCGCCGGCCCACCGCTCCCGCACCTCGAGCGCTGCGGGGTTCGCCTCAGCCATCACCGAACCCCGCGAATGCTGGCATCGGTTCGTCGTCGCTCACTGACATGTGCTGGGTGGGTGGCCGTTCGCTGTTCGCTGCGATGTTGGCGAGCGCCGCGAAGTTCCCGGCCGGGCCACCGGTCTGCAACGCCATGATCGCGTCGAGGATCCGGCGCCGTTCCTCGGCGTGGTCTCGTTGCATTCGCCGGATCGTTGACGCCATGAACGCGACGAGGCCGAGAGCGGCGAGAGCGAGACAGGCGAGCAGGAACATGGCGGCGGTCACGCGGACTCCTTCTCGGCGAGCCGATCCTGGATCGTTTTCGCCGGTTCACCCTTGCGGTACGGGCACTCGTCGACCTTGCAGAAGCGGGCTTTCTGGGGGAGCGACTTCCCAGCCCAGTCGCACACCCCGCACCGATCCAACCAGTCGACCTCGCCGATCAGCCGCAACGCTGCGGCGGTGCCGGCGGCCCGGTCCCGGTGCAGTTCTAGTTCGGTGAGGGCTGCGTCGCGGCCGGTGACCGCTGCGGCCATGGCGTCAGGGGTGACGTAGCCGAGATGTTCGGCGACTTCGGTGACGCACGGGTCGCACAGGTACAGCCGGTACGGCTTGTCGGGCCGGTACCCCTCGACGTCGCGTTCGAGGTCGACACCTCCACCGGTGGTCGTGCCGCACGAGGCGCACACAGCGGGGAACAGGTAGAAGGCGTCAACTCGTCGCATGGTCGCAGCCTACATTCGGCCGAGCATGTCGTGTAGCTGCCAGCCTTGCGCCTGCGCTTCCTGACGCTTGATCAGCATGACCAGTTCGGGGTCCATGTTGTCTGGGAAGTCGGCGTTCGGTGGCGGGATGTTGCGCCGTGGCCGCGACATCAGCGCATACCGCAACGCGTCGGCGAGATGGTCGTCGGCCTTGTGGCAGTCCTCCGGGTTGCTGCGCGAGTGCAGCAGACCGGCGAGACACGCATACGTCTTGGCGCACGTGGAGAACAGGTAGATGCCGGGCTTCCCGCTGTCGGGGTCGATCTGGAGGTGGTTGCGGAGATGGGACCAGCCGTCAACACGCGGGTTCGCTCCCATCCGCACCGGCAACCCGCCCTGGTTGTACTGGCGGAAAATGTTGTCCCCTGTCGCGGTGAGCCGGTTCGTGGTCGGGTCGATCATCCGGTAGTCGATCCGGTCGTCACCGTCGATGTCGTGGATCGCGACGACGTGTTCGGGGACGGTGCGCCGCGCTTCCTCGTACTCCTTGTAGACGTACACCTCCCCGTCGGGTCCGACAGCGCACCACACCACAGCGGTCGGGGCGGCGAACCCGTGGTCGATCCCACAGAACCGGGGCCACCCGTTTGGGATCGCAAACGGTTCGACGACGTGAACTTCGCGGTTCAGCTCGGAGAAGTACTGCCCGTCGAACGTGTCCCAGTCACCGAGAAGACGTTGCCGCATCAGTTTCTCGGGGAGCCGTTTCAGGCGCCGCACGTAGTCCTTCGACACGTGCGGGTTGTCCGACACGAACGACGGCACGAACGCCACTTTCACTGTCGACTCCGGGTCACCTTCCACCGTTTCGAGCGTCGCGACGTTGCGCCCGTATCCGGTGGGGGTCACAAACCAGTCCCGCACCCATTTGTGACCGGTACCGCCAGGGTTCGACATGGCGATCGTGTGGCAGCGCGCCCCCCGCGCTTCTTGCACCGCGGTGACTCGCAACCGGCCCTGAAGGAAGTCGTACTGGTCTTTCGTGAACTGGGTCAGCTCATCGAAGATGATGACCATGTACTCCGCGGAGTCGTACTGGTAGACGTCCTCGGGTGATTCGAGGTACCCGAACTCGAGGTACGAGTCGTTCGCGAACCGCCACTCTTTGCGCCCCACGTAGTACTGGCAGATCGACGTGTCGAACCGCATCAGGGACCGGGAGATCGCTGTGCGCCACAGCTCCGGGAAGCTTTTGCGCAGGTACAGGATGCGAACCCCAGAGTTCTCTTGGCACAGCCGATACGCCCGATGCAGCGCCCACTCCGTTTTCCCTCCGCCAGCGGCGCCGCCGTACAGCAGTTCGTCAACTTCGTCGGCGAGCCTGTCGGCAAGGATCTGCTTCTCGGTGAGGTCCCACCGTTTCGCCTGCTCCTGCTTGTACGCCTCCAACGCGGCGACGTACTCGGCGAGCTGCTCGTCGGTGAGCCGTTCGATGACGGCGGGGGACAGCAGCTCGACGGTTTCAGTCATCGAACGTTGCGGGGGTGAGGTTCTTCAACTCGAGGTCAACGGTTTCGAGCATCGCCGCACCTGTCGGGTCGGCGGCGTTGATTTCCCGGGTGAGGTCCTTGGTGAGCGACAGAAGCAGTTCCCGGTTCGTGTTCATGGTGATGTCGGTCGGGGAGTGATCTTCGAGGCGGTGGATCCGGTCGAGGGACGCCAGCAGGTTCGCTGCCTGCGCCCCGTTCTTCACTTCGATCTCGCCGGCCATGATGTCGTCGATGATCTTGAACATCGCGGCTCGGGCGTTGTCAGCGAGACTCAGATGCTCCAGCGGCATGACCGTCAACGGTAGCGGGTGCTCACTGGGCGAGTTCTTCCAGGCGTTCCCGCAGCCCGACGGGCACCTTGTCGTAGGCGTCGTCGAACGGCCACGAGCAGCAGCCGCAGCCGGTGGTGCTCAAGGTCAGCGGCTCGGGATGTTTCTCTGTCCCGTAGTCGCCGATGCTGATGCCGCCCTTGGCGACGATCCACCGCAGGATCTCTTCGTCGGTGGCGGCGTTGTCGGTCACGTCAGCCGCCACTTCTGCTCGAACAGGACCCGGTCGGCGGCGGTGACGTCGGCGAGGTCGAGATGTTTCGAGGACTGCGAGCCGCCGTCGATGTGTTCGATCCCGGTGGCCATGTCGACGGTGCAATGCAACCCGTACAGGTAGTGCACCGTCCAGAACAGGTCGGTGTCCCCGAACCACCACTGGAACGGTTCATGGAACCGGAACCGATGATGGACCCGGGGTGGGACAGCGAAACAGAACCCGGCTGGGCCACCGGCGTCAGCGGGCGCGGGTGGCACGTACAGGACTCGGCTCCCTGAGCGTTGCTGCATCGCAGCGTGGGTGGGATGTCCGTGGTTGGGGGACACCACCCCGATCGACATGTCGGTGAGGACTTCCTCGAGAGCGCCGAACGTGTGGTCGTCGACGAGTCGGATGTCGTTGTTGACGAAGCACACGTTGTCGATGGGGCGCACCAGATGGTCCAGCGCCCAGTTCCACTGCTGGTGGATGTTCAGTCCGGCGGTGTCGTGGACGTGCATCCAGCGGGGCGGTTCGGTGGACCCGTTGTCGAGGATGTGCAGGGGGTGCGCTTCGCAGTCGACCTGTTGGCTGTACCGGTCGATGAACTGGTCGGTCATGTCGTCGCGGTCTTTGACCGGCATCACGATGATCACGTCTCTGATTTCTCCTGTTCGGGAACCCATTCCGGGCCGGGAACCGATTCCGGGCCGGGAACCGATTCCGGTTCGATGGGCCACACCTGCATCCATTCCCCGGCGGCGATCGCGAGGATCGGTTGGAGGGGTGGGCCCCAGTGCAGGATGAGGTCCCCGTTGGTGTTGATGTGCCAGGCGGTCGCCTGGTAGACGATGACGTCTTCGCCGTCGTCGACAAGTCGGGTGTGCCGCACTGCGATTCCTTCCACCGGGCCGGGAACCGGTTCCGGGTCGGGGGCTGCGGCGTTTGGGGTCCCAATCATTGGAGGGCCTTGTCGATGACGAGGTCGACGCGGGCTTCGGCCCGTTCGAGTTGGGCGCGCAGCTCGGCGACGAGTTCTTTGGTGGGGGGAGCTTCGACGTGTTCGGCGCAGGCGTCACCGATCGCTTGGAGCGCCCCGTTGGCGACGTCGAGGCCGTTGAGGACGAGGGCCGCCGGCATGACGGTGTCCGCTTCGACAACGGTGACGATGTTTCCGTCGGTGAGCACTTCTCGTCGCCCATCGGGGAGAGGCCGATACAGGAACAGGTCCCACGCATCGCGTTGGAGGCGGGGCACCAGGTGGGCCCGCCATTGCGGGTTGTCGATCCGTTTCATGTCCATGCCGCCCAGTACAGGTCGTGGCCGCCGCGTCCGTAGTCGGTGTGGAACCCGCGGAACTCGGCGCTGTGGAGCCACACCTCGAGGAGGTCTGCGTCGACGTTGCGGTAGAACTCCCAGTCTCGGATTGGGGCGTCGTCGATCGCGGAGTGCGGTGCCCGTTCGGGTCCGGCGCATGTCCCAACGAACAGTCCGCCGGGGCGCAGAGCTCGCGCCGCGGACCGGCAGATCTGGGCGCCTTTGTCGGTGTGCTCGAGCACTTCGCAGCACACGACACAGTCGACGGGTGCGACGGGTGTCCAGTCGGCGGCGTCGGCGACCTCGTCGACACCGGACCCGTCCTGGACGTCGATTCCCCACCACGACACCGACGCAGGGAACGCACCCCGGATCCCGCCGTTGATGTCAAGGGACCCGAACTCGACGACGGTGTCGACGTCTCGGAGGAACTGTCCGCCGCGGAACTCCCCGACCTGGTCTCGTACCCACTTGAACGCTGATACGTGCATCACGTCACCTCCGCTTCGCCGCTCATGAGGACTCCCCAGTGTTGAGTCGGTGTGCCCGCCACGCAGTGACCCCACCAGCGACAAGTAACGCAAGTGCGACAAGGAGCAGCGGGCCGATCCCGAACCCTGTGTCAGCAAGCGTCGGCGCAGGTTGCGGCGGGGACACAGGCTGTTCTGCGCACACAGCAGGATCAGACCCCGAGTACCACCAACCGTCACCCTCACAAAAGAAGTAAGGCGTGGTAGTAGGCGGTTCCCCCTGCGGCACATCAGACACAAACGTCGGTGTCGGCGTCACAGTGCTCATCTCAGTCATAACTCCCCTTCGTAGAGTTCCACGCCTGCATCATCCCCCACCCGTCAAACGAACCCAACCCGCCCAATTGGGACCCCAAACACACCCAAGAAAAAGACCCCGCCCCAGCAGTGAAACCACCACACGCCAACACCCACAGTGACAAACCACAGATACCGGCCCCACGGACAAGTGGAACCACATGCCATCCCATTCACAGTTGGTAGACGGAGAGTGAAAAAATCCCCCAAAATTTGGGCGAG